CTACCATTCGGCGAGAGTGTAGAGCATTGTCGCACCTTTGACTTTCGCACCGTCAAGATGCACAACGCCCTCAAATCGCCCGGCTTGATAACCAACAGTAGCATATGTTTTATCATCAATTACAGTCACACCTGCTTTGATTTTATGTGCTTTATTTAGATCGATTTTATATATATCTACAGTCTGATTATCTTCATTTTTAGTAATTACGGTTCTATCTGTTTTTTCTAAAGCCACTTTAGGTAGTTTGTCATCCGCTTTCTTAATTAAACTTTGTGCTTCTTTAGTAGCTTTATCTAAATTAGTTGCTACAACTGTAAACTGTCCATCAGGACTTCTAGTTTCCGTTTTAATTATTTCCGACCTAATCGCCTTAGCTTGTTCTGGATTTACATCTATACCTTTTGCCAATTTATCTATTTGTGCCTGTCTGACAATATAGTTAGTAATTACTTTTGGCTCTTCTTTATTTTTTTGAACATATGCAAAAATTGCAAAAGTTGCAATTAAAGTAGTAATCACAATCACAATATTTTTCCAATTCTTTTTTAGCCAACTAAGACATATATTGTACCACATAATCTGTCACTCCCCTTGCTAATGCCTTAGCTGCTTCATTTTGATTAATTGGATTTCGTAACCATTCCTCTTCAACTGGATTACTAATAAAGGGTAATTCAAATAAAGCTGCTGGCATCACCGTATTGTTAAGTACATATAATCCGGCTTCCTTGTCTACATCTCCATCAGACCAATCTGCACGTACATCAAGGCTTGGGAATGTATTAGCCATCTGATTCATCAGGCATGTAGCAAAATTATCTGAATCAGACCAACCATGACTTGTATATACTTCAATGCCCCTCGATTTATCATTAAAAGAATTACAATGAATCGAAAGAAATAAGTCATAGTTTCCCTCATTTGCAGTTTCACAAATAAACTCTAAAGAATCATCTTGAATGTAATCTGCTTGCACCCCTGCAGCAATTAAATATTTTTGTACAAGTCCACCTACAAATGCTACTACATCACATTCTCTCAATCCTGTTGGCCCAATTGCACCAGGATCCGGAATACCATTCGGGGCATGACCTGCATTAATTAAGATTTTCATTTTTTATCATCCTTATTAAAAAAAGCACTCCGAAGAGTGCTTTAAAGCCTATAATTTTGTTTTAAATACATACATTTCAGTGGCTACCGCATATACTAACTTGAGTATCATATCCCCCCATTGCTGATGTTCAAGCCGAGTTCTGCGATTTGCAATTAATTCATCAAGTAACACCTCTACCGCGCCAATTTTCTTTTTAAAACGATTGACACTCTCTATAGTTTTTTCATTTCGAATAGATACTATATCCCCTTTTTCCAAAGATAAAACTTCTTGTTTATTTAGCGTTACTAATGCATTGCTAGATTCAAAATACCTATTAAAATTTTCTTGTAATTCTTTAGTCCATAAATCGAGTTGTTTCGCTAATTTAATCGCTGAATAGTGAGGTATTAACGTCATAGACGAAGCTAGATTATGATTCAAGTCATTAATGACTTTATATGTTTTTAAATCTTTCCCTTTCAACCCCCAATATTTAAGATTAAATTTTTTTAAAAACCAATTAATATTGCCTTGCGAAACACCTGTTAATTGCCAAAAATCACGTGTTGTCATTACTTTTTCCTGTCTCCATTTTGTACAATGCAATTTATTATCAGACGATATGTCATGTAATTGCTTTTCCATTTCATGAAAGCGATTGATATATGTTGCTGTAAATACAGATCCTTTCTTTCCCGTCATTTTATGGGCAAGAAATTCACAGCCTTTTTTAGTAATTTGATAGCACTTTAGTCTACGACCTATCCTATCTTTATAAGTACTCTCTTGCCAAAATTCATTCAACGCAAAATTGCGTTGAATGGAATTATTAAGATAATTACTATAGATTTCCACATCTCTTAATAAATCAGAATGTCTCTTTGATAGCATTTTTGAAACTTCTAAACTCGATAAAAATAATTCGTTGTTCACTAAATTGTTCATTTCTATTCTCCTTTTCTTTGAAAGGAACATAGAACCATGATATAATATTTCATGAGAACTATGTTCTCGTGTGTAGAGTATTGCTGACCTTCCACAGTGGGCAATACTCTATTTTTTTTCCTCAATCAATGAAATTCCCGCCATTATCGTATCTGTACGGCTTAACTTTAATAGTTCTGCACACGAACTAATTCTCTTTAGCTCTGTATCCGTCAATCTAATGTTAAGGCTCTTACTTCTTGATTGATTTTGTTTAGGGGGGCGCCCTATCCTCTTAGTCATTTAATCACCTCACTTTTGCCCTCGCATTTATGATATATTATGCGCTCGCAAAAGTCAAGAGGTATAATTAAAAATACCTCTAAAGGTGCTTTACAAAATATAACTTAGAGTCAATCGGCGTGAATTAAATTTACTTTGATAAATGGGGCCCTGTAATTATTTTTTGTCCTCATTTTCCAACTTATCAGGGATTCCGTTATTATTGCGGTCAACCCACAATGCTAAAAACCCTACAATAGCGGTCAACACCGTTGGTATAAATATGTGGTCGATAACTTTGATGCCTACATCAATAATACGGTTACTATCGTCCGTTACCCTACCTGTCGCAAACGCCATGACGTAAGCTGATATGACTACTAAAATAGGCACTAATAGGATTCCCACTAGTGCCCTTGTAGCCAATACGCCTGTAGGCTTAATATTGGCAATTCTGATGTTACTATAAATATTCTTAGCCTTGTTTATTAGCTTTTGTTTATCCATAGCCACCTCATTTGTTTTTGAAAAATACGTCCTCAATGCGTGTTACCCTATGCTCAACGCCGTCTATTCGATGATGAGCACTTTTTGCTTGTTGGTTGATGGATTCGATTGCTATCTTAATCGAATTAACTTCAACCCTCACCTCCGACACTTTACCATCAATCTTGTCAAGCTGCTCCTTTGTTGATTCTGCCTGTGTTTGCAAGGGGTTGACTATAAAATATTTAATGCCAACGCCAATTATGGCACTCACGGCGAGAATGATACCAAAAATTGACTCATACCAATCGGGATTACTCCAAAGGCTTGGCGGTGCTTGTACTACTACACCCATTGAGCACCTCCTATCTTAAGTCATTTGATTGTAATTTAATTAATTCTTCTACTGTTTCCTTGTATTCCTGAATTAGTGTTTCCTTGTCTGTCCCCATAAGCTCCGCCCCGGCATATCCGCTTTTGATTACTTCTAGCCGATGCATGAGTTCTATTTCACGCTGCTTTCGTGCATCTTCAGGATTTTGTACAACCTCAACTACTTCATAGTAGTCTTCCCGCTCTACAATAGTAGCACTATTAGCATTACACCATTGTGCTACCTCGGTGTAGTTGTCTAGTTTGTCTTTATAAATCTTTTGTCCTATCATGCTTTGTAACCTTCTGCTTTCCAATAAAATCCAGCTATTGCTTTTGAATCATAAATACCAATCTGTGCATTTGTGCGTGTGACTGCTTTAATTGTGGTATTACATTGTGAACCTGTTAAGTACTCATTGTTTGTTCTTGGTGATACTGTAAGGATAGGTACATTCTTAAAGGCTTTATGGAATGTAATTGTAGTATCTCTATTGGTACTACTGATGTTTCCACCTTCTTCACACCAGCCGTCACTCCAATCTCTCCAATAGTCACCGTTATATGGATTGTGCCAACTGTTGACAACTGTTCGTCTTGCTGTTACTTCATCAATAAATGCTAATCGTCTAAATGCGTTATCTTTTACTGCTATTGCGGCATTCCCCCCTCGTGTCCATACAGAAGCACCAGCTTGCTCTATCCATAATTGAGCACACTCTGGGCTACTTGTTGAATTTTCTGAAGGTGGTAAATTAATAAGCTGTCCGTATTGAGTAGGTTGATTTTCAAACTTTCCATTCTGAGCAATAAAGCAACTAAACACCCCTTTTTGATTCCACTGTACGTTAGACAAGCCAGTAAATGAAGTGTTGTCTGAGAATTTGTGCATTAAACCATGTAAATTTCTCATGTCATTCTCTAATGCAAGTACACCTGTTTTATTTGGAATACGTACAAAATTCAGTGTTGCTGCATTATCACTATTACGTTTAATAAATGAACCCATGTATTGAGTATTACTCTGTGGTACACCTTCAAATGCTGTATATTCACCTTCATCATTGTACAAACGAATATTACTATATGAGCCAGCCCTGATAGCAATTAGTTTATTGAAGTCAGTATTAGAAATATCACGCTTAGATGACAAGTCAGCACTATCCGCCTTCTTGTCAACACTATCAGCTATTGTCTTAATATCCTTGCCAATAGCCTTTAGCACGCTTACCAATGAGTCAATTAGCATCTATTACGCCCCCTTTGCGGTGTTGTAGATGGCGACTAAATCAATAGACGGGTCGCCAATGCCGATATTAGTGCAAGCCTGTAACTTTTGAGCCGTGGTCAAAGTTTGTGCGTTAGCATAATCGACTTTATTGCCTACGGTTTTAGCCAGTGCACTTGCTACGGTTTGGTCAGAACGAATCATGTCTTGCACTTCTTTAAATGTATCAAGAGTTGCATCCGCGCCATCAATTAACTTGCTGACAGCGACCTTGATTTTATCATCAACGCTTTCAATTGTTGCCAATGCACTTAAATCAACACTTGCGCTGATTGTATTGCCCGTTAAAGTAATACCACTGCCGGGCGTGAGTTTGTCTTGTTTGGCAGACAGCTTTACATCCACTGCTTCCTCCGTAATCGCCTTGCCTTGCACATCTACAATAGATTCTTTGAGTTCATTCATCGCCGTTACGATGTCACCCTTATTAGTCGTCTCAAGACCTGCCAGATTGCCGATTTTGTTATCAGTTGCGCTAATCGAACTCTTCAGGGCTTTATAATCGTTGCCAAGTGCTGCCGCAAAACTTTTCAAATTTTCATTTAAAGTCGCCATATTAATTTTCTCCTTTGCTTAATATATAGAGTGCTTTCAAGTCGGTTGTGTCATCATATGGTAATTTCTCAAGCACATTACCGTGTGTGATGCCTAACTTACCATCGGCTACATATAGTTCTTGTATAACGCCATCGCTAACGTTTAATACAATGGGTTCGGGCTCCACGATGTTAACTTTGATATCGTCGTCCATATGCCCCCACCTCCTAATCTTTTACTTTGTAGGCATGTCCCGGATAGATATAGGCATCGCCTTGCAATATCCGTTTTTCTTCGCCGTTTTCAATCTTTTGCACATCGTAATAGGCTCTTTTTGGCGTCCGCGGGTCTGTGCCGGCTTGTAATTCTGCTGTTACCTCATTGGGAATATACAGACGGATTGTGTACTCATTAATAGGCTCAACACTGCCAATAAACGCAAGAGTTTTATCGGTTATGTTGTATCGCCCCGCAAATTTAAAAGTGGCATTACTGATGTTTAACGGCTTACCCCCTTTTTCAAGGCTGATAATACGACTATAATCATCGCCTTGATTGATATTAATATCAAACTCCGGTACTCCGTTTTTCATGGCTTACCTCCTTTCAAGTAAAAACCGCCCGAAGGCGGTCATTATTCGGCGTGTTCGTCTAACCATTCAAGCACATAAGGGATATAAGCGTCCGGCACCGGTTTCTTGCCTTCTTCGCCTGTTACGGTACGTCTACCGATTAATACTAATTTTCCATATACTGCAATCATGTTTTTGTTGATGATAATAGCCATAGTTCTAACCTCTTTCTTTTAATAATTCAATTTCTTCAAATAAATCTGCAATGAGTTCCAACAATGCACCATTATCAATGGCGATTGTGTCGGGTTCTTCCTCGATAATTACATCTTCTTCCGGGGGCGTTTCTTCTTTGGGTTTGATTTCACCATTTTTCAAAAAAATTGCGCTAATGTCATACGTAACATCAGTTTCTATGACCGTGTGTGTATCATCATATGCTATTTGTTGCATGGTTGAACACACGCATTTACCATTATTGTCAAATATATAATACATACGCACCTACCATAAATTAACCATAGTTATTTCAAGTTCGAACGTATAAATAATAACGTTATTCCAAACTACACTATACGCAAATACTCGCCCTTCTTCTCGGCTTATATAAATCTGATACGGCCTATTAGGCTGGGATTCTCCGCTCGGCGGTAGCCCCGCTTTTGAATGGTCTGAATTGTAAATAAAACCAACTCCGCCATTTAATCGTAAGGAGCTATTAATCGGTAAATATCCGTTTCTATAGCGTATTTGATTGATATTACTTGGCTTTCCGCCCGGCCAACTATCTCCGCGAATGCTCAAATCAGTATATCGTTCTAATGCCTCTCTTGTAGGGGGTATTGTTTCGGCGCCGGCGTACCTTCCGACGCCAAACCGATATACTTCTTGTCTAGTGTTCGGCACTATCTCGATTTTAAATATGGTTCGATTAATATCATAGCCAACCGGCAAATGAATATAATCGCCACTTCTAACTCGTTGTACTGTTATGTTAGCCGGTTTCAACTGCCTACCTTCTGAATACACAGAGTTACCGTCAATTCGTGAACCTTTGATATTTACCCCTCTGATATTGCCATTTGCGTCAACTTGAAAACTACCGCTAGAGTTTTTTATGGTAGTACCGATAATCGTACCACCTCGAACGGTGCCGATGTTGGCACTTATTGCACCGAGGTTGTCCACGCTTATTTTATCAGCGGTAACTGCCTTAGCTTGAATCATCTTGCGAGTGATGACGTTGTCATCAAATACGGTTTGTCCTGTTACATGGAGCATCTTTCCGTTAATTTGTACGCCCTCTTTCGAGAGGTTGATACTTGAAATAATGTTGTCCTTGCTGACTTTTAACTGCAAGCCGTTATACAACTGAGTTATGGCACTATATCCGCTGTCTTTGGGGTTGCCTTTGAGTGCTGTAACAATCGAGGTAATGCGGTTATTAGCCTCGTCAATCTTGAGGCTTGCCCCTTGGGCGTCTTGTAATACCTCATCAAGTGATGAATCAAGCATATCACGAGTTATGCCGATTGATTTGATAGTTTCGGCATCTATGACTGCCTTAACTGATACAACTTCTTCGGCTGTCTGTTCGCCCTCCCCGAAGATGTCAACATAAGCACATTTTACAGTGTATACATCAGCCTCTAACGGTATAAATACTGCATTATTGGGATAAAAAACGGCGTTGCCATTGATATACACATTGACGCCCTTACAACTGCTAGGGATTGCCGGCACGCTGACCGATAAACCGCCAATAACGCTTTTAGCTTGTATGTATTCGGGCTTTTTAGGTGTCGGCACAGAATAATCAACCATAGCCGGCGCACTGTAGCCCTTGATAGGATTATGAGCATATAAGTAAATCGTGCCTTGTCGATTGGTGAGCGTGTCAGTGCTATAGGTTATATTATTACTGCGTCCTATTAGACCGTCATCGGCTCCGGCGTTCAAATCTGAACGCAACTCGTAAAAGTCTACATCAGCGTTTCTGACTTCTAACCAATTGAAATAAACCCTATCGCTAAATGATACGCTAAACCCTTGAGGCGTGTTTGGTTTTTCCGATTTCATAACTACCTGAATCGACTTAATGACACCCTGTGAATAGTTACCGTGTATGTCTTTGACTTGTACTCTTACATCATAGGTTTTACCGAGTTCACAACCGCTGATAATGACTTGACCGTTACCGTTACCGCCGTACTGCCATTGTCCGCCTTCACGATACCACGCTTCGGCGGTGTCAAAACTTGTGATATTCGGCGGTGTATAGGTGGCCACAACGTCATAACTCTTTACCCCTTGCCCTAAATCATAGTATTTAGTGTATAGCGTGAGATTGCTAACTTCGGGAATATAGTACGGCTTAATAGTATATTCAAACGCCTCAACATCGGCTAAATCTTGCTCTTGACCGCCAAAAATATTCATTGAGGTACATTTGATGTAAATCGTCTTGCCGATGTCCTCGGTTCGATAAGGGGCACGGAATAACGCCTCATCAAGTCTTACAATTTCTTCGCCTACATTATGAGATACGGCGGTAGTACCATATTGACCTCTAATAAGCCCCGACAATACATAATTGCCGTTGGCCTGTAGGGTTGCTGTTTCGTATGACAAACACTCACCATTGAGCCAACATACAGTATTACCCCGTTCGGCGTCGATATGAGTGCCACTCTTTAATTCGCCGTATGACATCTTCACCGTGCAACTCGTTGCCGTGTCTGACAATCCACTTACTAATGAGCCAATGCGCGCCCTGTGATTTAACGTGCCTATTTGCTTGTAGGCGGTGCCCGAATCGGATACCCATATATTACAACCGCCCCAACTGTTCGGAGCCGTTACGGCCAATAATAACTCATCGCCGGCAATATCGCCCGGTGGTTGAATAACTGACAACTTGCTTATGCTTGGCGCCGGTTGATTGTAATCAACAAATGGCCGTTCATTCTCATGCACGTCGTATTTAGCCGGTGAATAGGTGCCCGGCGGTTTACCAACGGCGGTTATTTCGAGTTGCCCGTCGTTGGCTTCGTTCACCGCGGTAATAACAACAACTTGCTTGTTGAGTTGACATATCTCATCGGTTAACGTTACAAGGTCGCCCGGCTCTAATCGACAAAACGCCCAATCAAGCCTAAAAGTGTACTGATTCTTGGCATATAACTGCTTCATTGCGAGTTGTTCCGCTAAATACATCGCTCTCTTTTTGGTATACAAATAATGAGCCGTCTTAACGCTTGCCGGTCGTAGTCCGTTACGTTGTACATCGGCTACAACTTCAAACGATACGACTTCTTTCTCGTACGAGTTCGAGCGGTTAATAAACTCAACACTTGCTTGATTGTAGCACTCACTACTATCTTTGCGAGAATATAACACGAGTTGCCCGTCGGAGCCCGGTATTAAATCATCAATGCCAAGGTCATATTTAATCTCTTTATTAGGGCTCCACGAGCCCACTGCCTCATCGGCAAGCGGTACAATTTTGAGTTTATTGTTACTCCAAAAAAGATAGGCGTTTGTCATATCCGCTATATCGTTGATGATTTGTTGAGCCTTTTGGGCGTTCATACTCGGCGGGGATGAGATAAGCAAATCAGCCGCCGCACAATATCGGCGATAGTTGTCTAAGCCGTCAATTTGCACGTCGCCCATGCCGGCACTCTTAAGCACGTGAAGGATATAATCGGCGGGGTTGACGTCCACACCGTCGCCGGTGTTTAAAAGTTTACCTCGAACCTCGAAATTATAATTTGGTAAACTGCCTCGGTCACCTAAATCTACCACGCCGGCCATGTAGGCTAAGCCTGAATAAGGTAGTGCCTTTTCGGGGTGTTTCCCTACAACATACGGCCACGGAGATTGCCCACGCGATCCGCTGAATAGTGTTAGTTGGATGTTAGGATTCGGGTAATCAAAGACTTCCTTATCCACCCACACCTTGCCAACGCTTTGAATTGGACCCTCACATAAGGCAATAGCAGCCGCCACCGTATAAGTGTATGTTATGTTGGTATGCTTAGCCCCGCCGCCCTTGCCGGCTCGCTGCGTTTGCTTGTGTTCGTGTGCTGTAAAATCATCCCAATAAATGACGTTGCCACTCACTCGGGTAGTCCCTAAAATATCGGGTACTACCTCACCATAAGAGGCACTATTAATTTGAAAATCGCCCAACTTATCGGCTCTTGTGGTGGTGCCTTTCCCACCGAATAAAAAGCCCATTAGGTTTCCCCCTTTCCGAATCTGTAAATATGTCTTAACCGGTGCCGGCCTTTTGCATCGTAAAATAGCACATCATCGAGTTTCGATAAAATCACGCCTTGGTCTACAAATGCATGAGCAACTACATCAGGAGCAACTAATATAGCCCCATGACTGACACAACGCCCGTATTGATATAACAGAAAATCGCCTATCTGCGGACTATCCACCTCATAAGCGATTTTTTTGATGTGTTTTATAAATTTTTCCTCTGACCTGTGCAAGTGCCACTCATTTGAGTATTGTTCAATTCTGATGTCGCCCTCATGCAAAAGCCCGGATTCGAGCAATACCCCTAAAATCAAGTGGGCACAATCAACACCACGCCCTTTTACCATTGCATAGTTCAAATAGGGCGTGCCTACCCATGAAAGGGCGGTTTTTGCTATTAATTCGCCCTGTTTCATCGTATGGATTCCTTTAGTGGCACATATGGCGTTGCCCTGTTGCGATTAAAGTTGTTGAATTTGCTTCGGCACGTTTGAGGGGTTTTGTCGCAACCCGGATAGATATAGCACTCACTGCCTACCTGCGGGTGAGCGTCGGATGCACACATAAACATGATGCGATTGTTGTTGCTACGCATGATTTGTGTTACTTGCCCAACGAGTGCACCGTCGAGCCATTCAATGCCGCCGGCGTCATAGTAGCCATTACTAAATGACGTATTAAATATGACTGTGTGAGCATCGATAACGCTTGTTACCCTTACTCTTTTGCGGTATTTGTTAATATCAACGCCACAATCGGTGTCATAAATGCAATACGGGCACTGCGGATAGTAACGCCGAATAGGGTATTCAACATTTAACTTTTGTACTGTCGATTTAACATCAAGTTGCAACGTCAAGCCGCCGCCCTTCTTGACCTCGACAATGCCCTCAAATAGGTCAACGGCGTCAATGACGCCTTTATCACTAAAAAACGCTCTGCGGAGCTTAAGAGTGGCCCCGTCAAAACCGCCATTATGAGCCACTGCCATAATAGGCACGCCGCCGATTTTATCGTCGAGAGTACAGTTAATTGTTACAGTTAACTTGTCCACTGACACCGTTGAGCTTGTCTTGATTTGATTGCGTGTAATAATCGGGCCGTTTGAGCGGTATGTTTTGCCGCCGAGCTTAACATCGAGGTCAGTAACCGCCCAATAATATGCCACGCCGCTCTTTAAAACAAGCTCATACAAGTCACAGCTTAAAAAGGACTTTTCATTATTTAGATGTGCTGATAGTGTTTCGCTTACTGATTTCATTGCACTGTCACCAACTTCATAGATTTTGATTTATAAATATTCTTATATACGAGTTCGGCGGTAAATTCGTCGCCGCTTAGCCTTACCTTCCAATAATAAGTATAATCGGCGGTAATAACTGCGGTAGGGCTTACCGTTGCACTTGTTGTAATCATACCCTTGTCAATATTGGCAATGCTTATCGGCTTGCCATCAGCGTATAAGGTAACGTTTTCTATATGCTCCACCGGCTCAAGATAACCGCCAAAGTTTCGCACAGCTTGCCATTTACCTTCTACCCCGGTGCCGAGAGTTATGCCCTTTTCTTCATAATCTTCGGGGTCGAGCCACAAGAACGGCTCATGACCGCCCTTGATTGACGCAAAAAAGCCCATAATCTCATGGTATTGTTCAGGTGTTAAATAAGCAAATGCCGTTGTAATCGTATATTGAGGGCGTTGCCAAGTGGTGAGGGTGCGGATTTTGCCGGAGCCCGAAGTCTTGACTATCGTATTCCACTTTTGGGATTTAGTCGATTTCCATTCAAGCGACTTAATCGCCGGGAATTTCTTAATCATCACCACACCCCCGTCTCCGCTGTAAATTCTCTGTTACCGTCATATAAATATTGCTTAATCACTTGGCCACCTTTGGCGCCTAACCAAGAAGAGAATGAATCGGCGTCCATGGCACTAACATTAAGAATAATATTACCGCCACCTCTATCACTTCTAGCGATACCTTCGCCGATTTCGCCGTAAACCTTTTCATTGAGAGGTAAAACCGCTTCGGGATATTGCCCCTCGCCAATCATGGCGACTGTTGGACCGTACGCATAGCCACCCGATGCCATTAAGTGCATATTGCCAAAACCGCTAAGCGAGCGAGTATCAACTTTGCCAAATGAGCCACCGGTTGCGTTAGATGTAACTGAGCCCATGCCTTTGGCTGCCATATAAGCTGCCATACCGACGGTAGCACTTGCCCCGAATGTAGCCATTGCCATTTCTTGGGCTAATTGTTGCCATGTCGGAATAGCAGCCGCCGCCATAGCGGACTGTTGACTCATCATCAACTTGCCGAATAAGGCTTGTTTTAACTGCGCCGCGATCATTTGAGCCACCATATCGGCTGCACTCTTAATAATTGCCTTGCCAAGGTTTTGAAACGCCGTTACAAGCGAAGTAGTGCCTTGCAAAATGCCACTAATGCTATCTTGCAAGGAATCAATCGCCGCAAGGCTTGTATTTCTCATCACATCTTGAGCGTCCATATGCGACGCCTTGGTTGCTTCGAGATATTCGTTCATGTATTCTTTTTGACGCTCGTAAGACTGCACTCGCTCAAACTCTTCACTTTCTAACATCGCTCTAAACGCTTCAATGTGCTGTGCATTCATCACCACGTCGAGGTCAGCCATGAAGTCCTTGCCTTGTGCCCGAATTTCATTGATTTGACGTTGCATATCTTGATTTACTGCAACAATCTGCGCCGCTCTCTGTTCGGCGAGTGAAATGCTATTGCCATCATCGGAGAGCGTGTAACTCATGCCTTTGGCGTTCATGCTGTCGATAAACGCTTGCTTTTGGCGTGTATTCCAACCGGCAAACTTGTCCTCTAATTCGTCAAAATGGTCGTTGATTGCATTTATCGCCTTTTCCGATTCGTTTGCCAAATCACCGAATAACTTAGCCGAGCCTTCAAGCCCTTTCAGCGTTATCATTTCGTTCATATCAACAGCCAAGTCTCTGACAAGGTTCTGCACTTCACGAATAGCATTCGCTTCTTCTCTGAGAGCGTCAAGGCGTTTTTTGGCGTACATTTCATTCAGGCGTGTCAAATCCTCGGTATAATGCTCATTGTTCCCTTTGGATTCGTTGAGTTTTTCGAGTTCCTCTTGATACCACTTATCGACTAACTTATCGCGTGTGGCAAACATGTCGAGCCATTCTTTCTCAATGGCGTCATGTACTCTCTTAGCGTCCTCGACAGCCTTTTGAGCTCTACCTGCTCCGCCTCGGCCACCTTTAGCCCCTTCGGCTTTGCCTGCCGGCACGCCACCGCCTCCGCCATATTCCGGAGCAACAGCGATACTCGGGTTAAGCACTGTATCAGCAATGCCTTTCAGTGCTTTTTCAGTATTATTGGCAAAGTCCTCAGCTGCTTGCGGATCGATTTTAGCTATTTCACTCATTTGCTTGTAATCAAAACCGAATAACTTACCGACTTTATCCCCGACTACATTAAGCCCTTTAATTAAACCATTTAAAAGGTCAATCGCTTGATTTACACCCCAAGCTACTGTATGTACAATTGTATTAAATACTTTAGATATTGTCGCTTTGAACCCGTTAGCAGAGATTTCAGAGGCTGCAAAAGCTGTACCTAACGTCACTAACGCCCCAATAAATAAAGCAATAGGGTTAGCCGCAATAATCGCATTTAATACCGCCATAGTACCGCTCATAACGGCTGTAGCCGCACTACTCGCTAACGATGCCACGCGAGCCGCCGCCAATCGTGCAGTATTAATCAATAACGCCGCGTTATAAGCACCCATGAGGGCAAGTCCTATCACTTGCACGCCATTCCATGCTAATTGTGCTACTCTAAGCGTGCCCATAACAACCGCCACGGCACCTTTGCGAGCCATATTAACAGCCCATGCCGCCGTTTCGGCGACTACCGCCGCAATTGTCTTATAAGTTGACGCACTCAATAGTAACTGTGCCGCCATTAATGTACCATAAACAGTGCCTACAATCACCATAGCACCATAATGCACTATAGCCGCCGCCGTAGTCTTTACAATGCCTGCTGTTGTTGTCGCCCAACTTACGACTGCCTTGCTCGCCATAATCGTAAAATTATTACCGGCTAAAAGGGCATACGTTGCCACGCCTAAGAGTGCCGACGTTATCATAGGGAATGCACCGGCAACACCTGTAATAATCGACAATAAGCTTTCGGTTTGCTCAATACTAAATGTTGTCATTGCGGCAAAATTAGAAAACGCTACCGAAATAATATCAATCGCAACAGTAGCGACACCTGCCATAACGGTAAAACTTTGCGATATACCCTCAATAAGAGAGGTAAACCCGTCGCTTGATGCCAAACTACTGATACGGGCCAACACAGTATCAAACGACGCTAAAAAGTCGCCTTTTAGCCGTTGCCCGATATCGGCAAAGGTCATAGGCAAACTGGCAAACTTTTGATTTGTCTCCTCTGCCGATTTTGCAACAGCATTCTTGATAACATCGGCGGTAATAAGCCCTTCGGCTGACATATCGCGCAATGTGCCAACGGTTACGCCCATTTCTTTGGCTATTGATTGAGCCAATAACGGCGCATTTTCCATGATTGACCTAAATTCGTCGCCTTGCAAGCGTCCGGCCGCCATGGCTTGGGTTAACTGATACATGCCGGCTGTCTGCTCTTGAATCGACGCTCCGCCGAGCTTAAACTGCTTATTTAACTGTTCGGCGAAAAAGATAGTTTCATCCGTACTACTGAATGCGTCTTTTGCCAATATGCCAAGTTTTGCGACTGTATTCGCCATATCCGAATAACTGCCACGAGACGCATTCGCCGCCGTGTGGATTTTGCCCAATAATTCGGCTTGCGTTTGTTGCCCGTCATTAATTAAATCTAACCGAGACCGAACGAGTGCCATGGCATCGGCGGTATCTCGCACTTTCTTGCCAAATTCTACAATTTTAGAAACGGCAAAGCCGGCAGCAACTGCCGCGCCAAGGGGACCCGTTGCCGCAACAACATTAGAAATGCCACTCCCAACGCCTTTGAAACTATTCTTTAAATTGTTGAGCGCTGTTGTCGCTCGATTCGCCGCCCCTTGCATGCCGTTGCCAAGGGTTGCACTAATCTTACTTACTGCCGAGCCCGTTGCCTGTGGTAACGCGCTTAAGCTTTGTTTTAACCGATTAACCGCCGCCGTTGCACTTGATCCGTCAGCCGTAATCGTTACCGCAATTCGAGTATCAGCCATGTGCCTCACCTCCTTCGGCTATCCATTCTCTAAGAAATTCTTCTTCTTCTTGTTTCCGCTCTTTAGTTGTTTTCGGATGCAACTGCTTCATGATGTCGCTTATTTTAATTCGACCGCTAGCCTTTAAATGTACATTCGTTGCCATAGTGAAGAAATAGGCAAGGCGTGCGTCAATTTCTTTTGACCGTGCCTCATATCCTTCGCACATCAAATCAAACTCACGAGGCGTTAATTCTTCAAATTCCCACGGCTTCAAATTCAACACGCCATAAGCGATAGTTTCAGCCTTTCGCACCCACTGTCTAAATGATAGGGGCTTTTCGCCCCGTTTCAGTTTTTTACTTCTTCGTTGTCGCTTTCAACTGCTTCATCCGGGAACGCCATAGCATAGGCTTTCTTACCTAATAACCCGCTACCGATTAAGGCTTTCAAAACCACGGTAGAAAGTTCATCAAATGTTACGCCTTCTTCTAAGAGTTCGTCAATGCGATTAGCGTACCAATTCGGCGTCTGTCGTTGCTCGTGAGCCAACCCGATAGAAAAGGCGTGCAAGAGTTCAGTTAAGCCCGGCACGGTTGTGATTAATTCCATAGCCTTGACGCCGATTGCCTGCTCTAATTGTGCTAATCTTGAGATGTTGAAATAGATATATTGACCTTGCCCGAAGTAATTACATTCGATTTTTTTCATACTTAAAACCTCCTAAAAAAGAGGCTGACCGACATTATAGCCGGTCAGCATTATATACATTTACGGTTTTTTAAGTTCAGACAAAGGACCCACGCCGTTAAGCGTGCCCTTGTAGGTTGCCACGTCGTCATGTGGTGCACTGATAGATAATTCAGTACAGGACGCCCACCCCGTATAATAAGACTTATCAGGATATTCAAATTTGATATTTACAAGTTGGTCGTCAAGCCACGCCCGATTAAGAACTTCTAAACCATCATCATTTACCATGAGCAAGGTTTCTAAATCCATAGACCATTCTTTCAAACCCGGCAATGTGGTTTTCCAGCCACCACTACCTTTATGAGATGCATCAATAGAGTCAGACTTACGGCTTAAGTCTCCGCTACGCTGACCGCCTAATAATGTCCACTCGGCGCCGGTTGTTTCATCGGTGCCGGTATTGATATAAATAAGATAATTCTTGCCAACTGTAGCAAGTGCTACATCTTTACTTGGTGCTAATGCTTTCTTTGTAGCTGCCATAGTTCTCGTTACTCCTTTCGGTTCTGTTTCCGTGGTAGTAGTTGGTTTCGTTTCAGCCATTACTTACCTCCCTATGTTTATAAATCCGCAAGTTGAGCTTAGTTTCTGACCCGAATAACGGCCATAAACTTTCCGTTGCCCCCGCGGTACTGCCTACTTCAATTGTTAAAAGTTGCACATTATCAGCGATAAATAAGCCCTCGCCTTCGAGTGCCCATAATTCCTCGTTGATAGCCTGAATGGCGTCAAAAAAACGACGCTCTAACTCGGCGAGTTTCGCATAACCGCTATCAAGGTCAGGGTTATCATCCCTCACCCAAAGGGCAACCGACATCTTGATATAGTCCTCATCCTCGCTATCGCGATACAAATCAAAGACTTGGCTAGATTCTGATAAATTCAAGGTTGTAGGATGTCTAAAACCATACACGATATTAACATCATCGCAACGATTCGCGAGTTCGTCGCCGATGTAATGTAGCCCTTCGTAAAATAACATTACCCTACCCCCTGTATAATTCCACTGACCTATAGCCGTTCTTGCCCGCCTTATTGCCTGTTAGGTCAGCCGGCGTAATACGGTTCTCTAATTCCTTGATTCTAGCCTCGTAAAACTTCAATTTCTGCCCGAAATAGTCAAGCGTGCCAGTTTTCTGCGTCGAGTTACCCCACACGGGAGCATTAGCCCCGTATGACTTTTTGACACACACCTCACGCATAGCGTACGCCGTGATGAGTTCCGTGATTATAAAACTCGGTACAATTTCTTCAAATTTAACATCAAGAGAGGCGGCGAAATATGCGAGCCACTTTTCGGCCTTTTCCATGATGTCGTCAGTGATATTCTGACCGAGTAAATCATCACTTAAACGTATAAGTTCTACCTCGTATAGTGCTTGCAATGTCGCTCACCGCCCTTTCTGTATGCTTAGCGAATATCTCATCAATGCGAGTTTTGTTGTTTTTCAAGGCATCATATAGAAATGGGTCGCCCTTGTAGCCCGGATGCCGTACCGATTTGGCAAATATAGCGTCATTGCCTTCAAACCATCGGAGCGAACGCTTATTCACGGAAAATATATCGTGTTCCGGCGTGCCTTCATGTACAAATGAAGCATATGAGGCAATGTTTGTATCAAGGTACGCCTCACCTGTTAGCCCGTTGTCAATAAATCGAGTTTCAACCGACTTTTCAAGCTCGCCCGAATGCGAGGTGTAATCGTGATTGTCTTGGGCCTTGCCTCGTACTAAAACTGTAGCCTCTCTTACCGCCAATCTAAGCCGCTTATTAAATGCATCCCGAGTATTACTCATCCGCCTCAACTGCTTTCTTCGCTGTTCTGCGTTTAGGTTTTGGTTCTTCAACCTCTTCTGGTTTTGATTCTTCAACCTCTTCTGATTTTGATTCTTCAATAGGTTTAGACGGTTTAGGTGGTTCTAATTCAGCAATAATAAAGCCTTGTTCAATGTACTGTGCCACCTTTTCAGATGGCACATACTGAACCTCGTTTAATCTAACTAATCTGACCATAATTAAGCTCCTGTATTAACCCATACGCCGGCTAATTTATTAGTCGGAATCCATAAGTCATGGAATTTACGATAGTCAAGCTTCCATGCGTCTGCCTTTTGGTTGATATCCGGGGAGAAAATACGCACTTTATCAGTTTTGGAGATAGCCAAAGGTGCATTTTTTGCCATGATAATCCAATTGATACCTTTTGCGGCTGCGTCCGCTTTAAATCCACCTTGTTCCTGTCCGCTAGTTTTGCCGTCAGCGAATACATACGCCGTTTTCATGCGTGCAGAAGGAACGCCTAAGATAGGGATATCATTATAAGCACGTACTTTAGTATTGATTTCACCGGCCTTGAAGTCAGTTACAGACATATAGCGCTCAATCTTATCGGCGCTATTTAAAATGTTGCGGATAGGGGTAGACATAGAAATAACAAGCGGTACATCTTCACCTACAATATCCTGAATGTTGGTAATTTCTTCATCAAGTTTTGCCAAAATGTTGGCGGCGGTCGGTGTAAATCCTGCGGTTTCTTGACTAGCCCCTTTTGCAAGTGCCGCAATACGAGAATAACGATAAGCGTCTACTTCAGGAATTACCTGCAAACGCTGAAATTCGCCCATAACGTTGCCGGCGGATGCTACAAAGTTGGATTCATCGATATCCATAGCGTCAAGGTGGAACGTGCGGCCACGGTCTTGAGTGAGTTTGTAGTCATTGTAGGATAAGGTTACAGAGCCTTGATTGAACCCTTCATCACGGCTATACGTTGCAAGTCCGGATGTAGTGATTTTTGGCATACGCACCGTGTCGCCGCCGTTGTACTTAACTTGAGATGCGTTCGCTTCCATCCAACCGGATGTAGCCCCGACTAACATTTGTTTGTCGAGAGACTGTTGAAACAATTTAGCCATTTCCAATGTGTTAATTGCCATAATTTTTTACCTCTTTTCTTTAAATTCCTAATGCCTTTTCAAATTCTTGTTGTACGTCGTTACCACTCGCACCGCTTGCCCGGCTTGATTCGCCGCTACCTGCGTTCTGTGTACTCTTAACCGCCCAAGGTTTGCCCTTGAGAAATTCGGCCGCGTAGTCTTGAATAGTGCCAGTTGTTCCGTCAGCTTTTACATAACTGTATGAGCCATCTTCACCTACTGTAACCTTATCGGCTACCATTTGTGCAAATAGCTGCGGATCCATTGCGTTGCTCTTAGTAAATGCGTCAACAAACTGTGATTGGATATCAGCCTTAATACGTTGACTTTCGGCCTCTTTGCGTGCGTTTTCCGCCTCTTCGGAGCGTTTCGTTAACGCCTCTACCTGTTTCTTGAGTTGTGCCAGTTCCTTATCTGCTCCGGCCCCTGCCGTTTCAAACTCGGATAATTTCGCAGTTAGACCGTCTCGCTCTTTTGTCATGTCCGCAAGGGCAGCCGTAGCTTTTTCTTTCTCCTCGCGGTGGGCTTTGGCCTCACTGTTTAATTTGGCAACTTCTGCTTTAATCGCCGATACATATTCGCTACCGTTTTCCAATCCTTCGAGTTTTGTGTATAACTCTGCTAATGTCATTTCTCAACCTCCGTATTTAAATGACTGTAATACATAAAACGGTCTCCTCCGTTTTTGCCAATAAAAAATGCCCGTGTGCTACACTGCACAGGGCATGAAAAAACCGCCTACATATGTAAGCGGTTATTTACTATTAACTACAAGGCTACTTCCTCAATAGACAATATTTCACTTGCATAAAACTCAATTATATGTCGCTCGCCTTCACATCTAACCCAAACAGAATACTCACCATTTTCATTATCTGCTGAGCTAGTTACTTCCTGAACCGTACCAATCCAAATATCTTTATTAGTAGATATAATTTTTACTCGTTTCTCTTCAAAACTATATGCCTCTTTTTCGGTCATCTCTTATCGCCCCTTTCTAGGTATCACATGAATACCTTTATTCGAAAAATGAACAGTGCTAAAAGTTGTTTCAATTTCTCTTCCATCTTTAACAAGGACACCTTTTTGCTCTGAATGCTTAATCAAAACTTTTTTATTCCAATCTTTTTTTCCCGTACTTCCGAGTTCTCCTAAATATATAAATGTGAAAATTTTGTCTATATCTAATGGCTCTATATAATAACTTTTTCCTTCGACATATTTATCAGAAAATTTATAATGTAAATCTTGTCTTGATGTAAAATGCTTAATACAAAAAGATGACTTAATATACTCCCAAATTCTCTTCTCAAACGCTCCATCACTCTCGTCAGGTAATCGTTTAGCAACATCTTCTATATTGATTTTACCATTTACCACATAGTTTCTCAATGATTCAGGAATATTTATCCGGCCTTCTAATTTTGTTCCATTATAGGCCCTCGCTTTTTGAGTCCATGATAACCCAGCCTCGACTTCTCTACTACCATACACACCTAGCAATTGCTCTTTCTGCCGTTGAGTAAGTGTATTAATATATTCACGTCCACCTTCTTCAATGCGTTCGCTAGGCTCATCCGGCACTTGCCCTTTAAATATAGGCTTGAGCCTACACATACAATGAGGATGAACAGGGATAGTTGGCACTTTGTCCTTGGGATATATGCCTTTCCCTAAGCCGTATAAATCAGCATTAGCATACAGGTCGCATATATCATAATCAGGGTGTGCGGTCGATAGTTTCCATTGATACGCCACGCAATCCTCATTGTCTTGCCACTTAGCAATAAAACCGTCAATATATGCCCTCGCCCTCTCAGTTCGTGCGATACGATCAGCAAAATAGCGAGTTCGCTCTTGCGTTGCCACTCGCAACGCCTTAAACAAGGCCTCGTTATTCCGTGATTCGATAGCTTGTAACACCTTGTTATATGCGTATTTCATGCCTTGCGTGTTAAGCTGTCGGATATATCGTTCAACTTGACGCATGGCGTTTCTGTATTTTTGCTTATCATAATTCGGGCCATTGCTTAATTTAATGAGTTTTCGCATGAAGTCCGGTATATCTTGCTCTGGAATAATACCGCCGTAGCCATAACCGTCAAACAAAGCGAGTGCATTAGCCTTGTAATTGGCGTTCTTTAGCATTTGTTGATTAAGCACATTGGCCACCATATCACGCACGGCCTTACTGCCTCTTGTAGTACGGTCTGACAATGTTAAACCATCGGGCGCCCACTTCATCCTAAACGCCGATTCAGCGACGGCTGCCGATAGTAGTCCGCCATACCCTTGCTCTGCTAATCGATGTAAGCTATCATTTACTTCATCTTTCAGCGCTTGCATAATTGGATATTCAGCGTATGCAATTGATACGGCTTCGGTTGGTTTGTAGCCCTTGTCCAATAATTCTTTTACCCTGTTCTCAAAGGCGTCAATCGTCTGTTTCGTCGTCATCTAATTCACCGCCAAACGCTTGAGACTTTTCCAAATCATCGGCCGCCGATTCCAATTCCTCAATAATAGCGTCATAAGTTTCGGGCTTAATATTTGGCATATACGCTTCGAGCACCTTCTTGGCGACTTCCAAACTAAACGTCTTACTTGTAATGCCTAAGTCAAAGGCTTGTTGTGCCTGTGCCAAGCAGTCCGCTACATCATCAATATTAAAGTCTCGCGGATATTCGCACTTATAATCGACTGTTTCACCTGCCCATAGTTCATAGAGGGCAACAATGGCCTTCTCTGCTTTTTCGCATTGCACGGCAAAGTTTACAAGGTTCTTATTGGTGCGCTCAAAATCCCATTTCTTAGCAAGCCCTGACTTTGACGATTCCACTCCAATAACGCTATTAAGTCCGCTCATTCGGTACATTTCACTAACCAAGTTTTTGATTTGCTCCATGAGCACCTCAGCGGGTCCCGAATCCGGCGCAATAAATTGAGGTGCATTTGTGTCAGAAGGATATAATAGCAAGTTATTGGTGCCGATTGTTACATCGGTCATGTTAGTGCCGGCACTCTGCATCGTTAAGATGTTAAATGCTTGATTATCACTGATTTGACTGAGCAAACTGCACAAATGATAGATATGATAGTTAGTCTTAGCGATTGAAATAAACTCCGGTGCCGGTAATACTCGTTGAGGGTCGGTATTGCGTCCAAACCATTGCACAATCGGCACTCGTTTGAGATTGTGTTCGCCACTTCTTAATAATTGGTCGTGTTCGTCCCGCACTTCCCACCTGTCAATCGTCCATTTGTATTTACGCACGTGATACCCGTCATCATCGTAATACGCACCTTTATAACTGAAATCAATCAGCCTGCCACGTTCGTTGAAGTGCCACCCCGTTACATTCTTCGGCTCGATGGCTGTGAGAAATGGCAACGCCCTCATGTTTAAATCGTCAGCCTCTGATTCGCCGAGTGTTGCCTCGTTATTTACGAGAATATATACAACGCCATATAGTTTGGCGGCGACTGCTTGCCGGCTCATGAAGTCCTGTAAGTTAGTGCCTACTCGGTCAACGTCATCAAGAAACATTTTAAATTTCGCTGTGTCGCGATAATCTCGCTTAATCTCATCATTAAATACCGGCAATACAGTGCTGTCGATAATCGGCCCGACATAGTTAAGATAATACGCCAATTTCTTACGCCGTGCGTAATTCTTATTCGATTCCCTCGCATGCTTAATCAATGCCGAGCCGTCGTAAAACATCCCGTCGCCATAGTAGACGTCATGTAACAGCTTGTACATCTCATTCTTTCGATTTGTCGCCATTATGGCCCTCCTTAGTAAGTATTAATATGACCACCCTGTATACCACCCATACAACAGTATTCCGCTACGCCTGTGAGTGCATCCGGTGCGTCATCGTGTTTATTCTTCCCCTCACGCTGGTACCTTGTAACAGCGTCATAAAACTCCGGCCATTTATCACGCCAATTAACAGGGAAGTAAATATGTTCCATAACCCAAGTTGAATTTGATAATATTCGAGCCTTCTTATTCCGGCTTTGATGGAACGGATGAATTGAGCATCTATTATTTTGGTATTGAGTGGCTAATATCGTAGTGATAGCACGAGCAAACCCACGCCCGCCATTATTGCTTTCAATGTCAGCCACATTCACTTTGTTCTTAACAAGCATTTGAGCCGTTGCCGGTTCTGTTATTTCCATGCCTTTTTTGGTATACAAGACGTCCAATATATAGGCTTCTTTGTTATACACACCGTAGCAAATGCTACACAAATAGTCTTCACCTTCGTCGGCGGTATCGGTATAATTCTTGATTTCAGTAAATAGCGATTGTCCGTAATTATCAGCAGGCGGTGCGTCGTATGTTTTCAGTGTCGTATACAAGCAGCCTTTCAAATCAATCGGCTCTTGCTGATAGTTAGCACTTGCTATATCCTCACCCATGGCTCTTTTCTTCGCTTGATAGCTATCATACGATAACACTTCATCACATAGCATGCTACCGTCATCTTGCAGGGCTTTCATTGTGATCACTTTAGGCTTAAATTTAGTATCATGCTTAAAATGCTCTATAGCACGTCCCGCTAAGTCATCACTCGCCCAACGAGTCATAATCAATATAATCTTGCCATCCTCCTCTAATCGAGAAAGCATGGTATTAGTAAACCATTCCCAATGTTGCTCTTTGACGTTCGCATTATACGCCTCTTCGGCGTTTTTAATAATATCATCGACAATCATAAGCGAGCAGCCGAAACCGGTAGCCGTCCCGCCGGGCGACGTCGCTAGATATGAGTTAAACTGTCCAACCAATGACCATAGGCTCATGGTACTATCACCGCGTTTGATTGCCCTCCCCGGGAATATATCGCGATATACAATAATATCTGTATCAGCCTTTTGCTCTTGGATGGCGTTTCGCACGTTCTTAGCGAACATCGTCGATAGGGTTTCATTGTACGAGCCCGTCATAATCTTTTGTGTTGGGTCATTGCCGAGTATCCACTGCACGAATAATTGAGCTGTCCTACTCTTACCGTGCCGCGGCGGCATATTCATGATTAGCACATTGTGCTCTTTACTTTCAAAAAACGCTTGCATCTCATTGCACAGTGTTACTAAATACTCTCTATCAAGTCGATAAAAGTCATCAGCCATTAAGTGGCAATAATAAAAAAACTCGCGTCTAGCGAGCTCTAATTTTGCCTGTTTAATAACAACTTCCCTATTCATTTTGAATCAACTTCTTTATATCTTCGGTGCTAACACCGTCAAACGGGTTATTGAGATGTCCGCTCATTTCGATATCGCGTTTATCCCGCCATAAATCAGGGCGTCTATTCTTAAGCCAAAAAATTTGAGCCGTTGTATCCGGCACTACCTGCTTAGTTGTTTTCTTTATTTTAATACCGTCATCGCTATGCTCCTCGGAATATTCTATATACTCATAACCAAGTGCCCGTTTCAAAAGTGCGTTCTCGACTTCTATATCTATTACAGCCTTACCCCTTTTTAGGGCGTCGGATATGTCGGTATACTTCTTCTTCCAGTTATACAGCGTATCTCGATTAATCCCGATATTTGTAGCAATTTGCTCATCTGTTAAACCATCACGAGCCCAAGCCTGTAATAGCAATAGATTATCGGGTTCAAGCCATTCATGATATTTACCTTTAGCCATTACAGGCCCTCCTTTCAAGTAGTTTTAAGCAATTTCAAGTAAAACAAAAAAGCACCCTTGCGGATGCCTTTTTGCCTTGTGGTATTTATTTGCTTAGGAGCTGTAAAGTCCATGGCGGTTTTTCCCGTGTCCGCCTGAGGGCTTTTGTACACTTATATTATATTACATTCTCCGTGCCAATTACTGCCAACTCATGCCAACTCTTTTTATAAATTTTTTCAAATTCATGAATTGCCTCTCGGTACATGCGTTTCCTAATCCATTCCCGAGTAACGCCTACCACCTCGGCGACTTGCTCCCAACTGCCACAATTAATATACCGCTCATGCAATAGGGCCCTATACTCACATGAGCCGATTTGATTAATCATCTCATCCACCGTATCACTATACGATATGAGCCGTTGCCATTTAGCTTGTGCCTCGTTTAGTTTGTCGTTAAACTCTGCCACCTCGTCGCCTAAGTCTTTGCTGTGCCCGCCACTGATACGATCCTTTGAGTAATCTATCGCCTTTAGTGAGTAAAGCTTTGACCGGAGCTCTTTAATATCACGCTCTAACCGTCTGAGCTCTATCTGCATGTCTCGCAGCCTCTCAAGGCATTGTATTGCCGTCATAATCAATAGTACCTCCTATTACTTGTATCGTCTTGCAAAATGAGCCGATTGATTATCTTAAACCCTCCAAGCTTACACACTAGCTTTATTATCTTGATAACAATATCTAGCCTATTCTCTTCGTTACATATCCGCTTAACTGCCTCATCGCCTGTAGGGTCATTATACGCTCGTGTCATCCATGTCCTCCGCCTTTATCAATTTACCTTTAAATGTTCATTTGCATTTAACCTTAATTGTTCGGATATTTTAAGCGCTGCTTCGTGCCTTGATATGCCCATTAAGAGGGCGTATCTGGCAACTGCAACCATTAACAGTACCGCCTGTTCTGTGCTTCTTTCATTTGGCGAATTTTCAATTTTTACATCAATGTGTGGCACTTCATTTTTTCTTACGATTTCTGTTATATCCTGATTTTCAAAATCTATAATCATTCCTCAACCTCCACCGGTTCTAATGTAATCAAATCATAATCCAACACAGCAAACGCCGAAGTGTTCAATCCGTATTCATCTAACCACTCTTTGAACGCCTTAGTCAACCGCTGTTCTAAGTCCTCAAGTTCCTCTATGCTCGCGTCGCTCAAATATCCGTCAGCATTTTCGCCGACTTGGTCCTCGCACTCGTATTGTAGTCGCTCAATAATACTATCAACATCAATAACAGGCTCAAACTCGTAAACTTTGCCAATATAAAAACTTCTAACACCCCAATCGGACATTAAGTCCTCTTGGTCAAATATACGGCCTTTGTCGACTTCTTCAATGGCTCCCTCTCTCGAACTGCTGTCACATCTATAAAAGTTCTCACCGTTACGACTTACTGCCCAGTCATTTGTTTCAACTAGCATTGTTCGCCCTCCTCGATTTCTTCTCGTTCAATGTCTACAAACGATTCGGCGAAATGGTGCAATAATTCTAATTCTTCATAGTCCATTCGCCCCGGTTTCCATTCTTCCTCCGCTAACTTGCAAAATTCCCAATTATCATATTTAACAATACTCTGAATGCTCTTGACCGTATAACTTGTCTTTCCGTCGATATAGCAAATAAATGGATAATCCGATTCGGTGCTATATTTATAAAAATGCCGATATTCCCATGGTTCCGATTCGTTATGTCGCACTAGCACCGGCGTATTTTCCGGAACCGTCGACCAATCAATCGCCCCAATTTCACAAGCGATATTCAACGGCTCGGAGCAAGTAACATCTTCAAATAGTTCACAAAACCCCAAATATTTAACCCGCTTACTGCCTTTAATATAATTACTATACTCGCTTTCTACGGCGTCCACCGCATAGACTTCGCCGAATCCATCATTGATGATGTACTCATACCCTTTTTCGTATAAATATTCCAAAATATACCCTCTAAGCGTTGTCCCGTCCATTTTCATCGCTCCTATAATTGCTATTCAATAATTCGCTTTCTCGGTAGAGGTTAAACCAGTCCTCTGCCGCCATTACCACAACCCACTCATGATTATTCTTGCGGTGGAATACTGCCGGCACGCCCTTTGACTTTTGAGCGTCCCTTTTAGCCTGCTCAAGGGCGTCGTATAGGTTTAGCCGTTCCACTCGCTTGACTTCGGCGTGAATGCCGGGGAGGCCTACCACATCTGCAGCCTCGCCCGACTTACCGCAATATTGAACCGTTCGCCTTACGTTCGGGAACCCTTGACCGTGACAATATTTACTAAATTCACGCTCGCCGTTTGCTCCTTTGCGCCTGCTATTTGTCATGGTTTCACCCTAAATAATTCAGTGTCCGAGATTTTCAATGCCTTGACAATCTTTTGGCATGTTTGCAAATCGGGCACGTACTTACCTTGCACCAAATTCCACGCTGTAAAACGTTTAATACCAGCTTCCAACGCCAAATCGGTAATACTGATGTCATGTTCTAGCATTTTCTGCCAAATAATCGGATAATCAATTATGATTTTCATACGTAGCTCCTTTACGGTTTTCAAAAAACATTTTATGAGTTTTCTATCACTTAAAACGGTATATTTTCCTCTTGTTTTTCAAAACTGTCAAAGTTAGAGGCTTGTTTTGCCGGCTCATCAAGCGGAGCCCCTACAAAGTTAGCCACTACCTCGGTGATATATCGCTTTTGTCCGTCCTTGCCGTCATATGAGCGAGTAGTCAAACGCCCCTCAACAAAGCACTGAGAGCCTTTTTTGAGTTCGCCCACGCCCTCGCCGAGCTTGCCCCAAGCTACGCAATTAATAAATGAGGTTTGCTCTTGAGTGTTGCCCTCTGCGTCGATGTAGGTATTGCTAGCTGCCACCGTGAACGATGCCACTGCTCTGCCCGATTTTGTATATCGCACTTCCGGATCACGTGATAAATTCCCTAATAACTGCACTGTGTTCATATTTCTCTCCATTCTGCCCGGCGTAAGCTTTCGCCGCCAAGCGTAACAAGTTGATTTGTACTGCGGAGCCGGTCTATCATTCGTTCATCGTACTCCGCTTTTAACTGTTCGATAGTTAGATTTGTCGTGATGATAGTCGATAGTTGTCGCTCATAGCGTTCGCCGATAATCGACATCAATTTACTGCCGGTAAAATCATTCTTACTGCGATACTCGCCGCCTAAATCATCAAGCACGAGTAATTTTGTTGTCCTCAAACGTTGCTCAAACTCGTAGGCTTCCTCTTTGTCACGGAGCGTCATGAGTTTATCGAGTAGGCTCATCATCGAGATGAAAAACGCGCTATATTTGTTATCAATCGCCACTCGCATGATAGCAATCGCCGCGCAAGTCTTACCTGTGCCAACGGGACCCTTCAAGATGAGCCCTAAGCCATTCTCAAGACGCTGTTTGATGTTTTCCGCAAAGGCAACCACCGGTGCATATTCGGCACCTTCAAACTCCAACGCCCCAAGAGTTACGCCTTGATAGCGTTTGCCAATGCCGTAATATTCAAAGTTTAGCGATTTAGGCTGCTCACCATTCACCGGTTTCATTTGCCCACTTGTCCGGGCTTCCTCCGCCAGCCGTTTGAATTGTTCTATTGCTGCTCGTAGGTTTGACATGGTTCTCCCTCCCTTCCCAAGTTCTCACGGCTGCCTTCCAATCCTTCATAGCGTTCTTACCTACACGCCAACCGTTGGCCTCGTAGTAATTGACAAAGCGTTCAGCATCAACTGAGTTGCCACGTTCTTTGCAATATTCAATGACTTCATCAAGAGAGGGCTTTTGAAATCGGCTCGCCGGTTTCTTTGGTTTACTTTCTTTCTCTAGTCTAGTCTTGTCTTGTCTATGTCTAGGTATGGTCTCGCTTTGTGTTCCGCTTTGTGTTCCGCTTTGTGTTCCGCTTTGTGTTCCGCTTTGTGTTCCGCTTTGTGTTCCGCTTTGTGTGTCTATTTGGGACGCAAACGGAATTATTGAGTACGCACTCGATTGTTTACTTCCTCTGCTTGAGAAGTCTATCCTACCCGCTTGTTTTAGTACATTTCTCGCTCGATAGATAGCACTTCTCGAGAGGCCTGTCTTTAACTCAAGTACTGAAATGGCTACATTAAACTCTTGTTTCCAACCTGTTTTATTACATACGTTCATCAATCCGTGCCATAGTGTAATAGACGGTGAAGAAATAGGGTTAGTTTCTAGCCATGAATAGAACGAGTTAATCTCATCGATGTACTTCATAAGCTATTCCGTTGCGGCAGGTTCTTTACCTTTTAGCCGTTTAATTAACTGTAATACTTTTAAATAGGCTGCATTTTTGCCGATGGCTTGCTGTTTTTCGCCGTCGCTTTTCCATGTAAAGCCTTCGCTTGCCATGAGCTTAAGCTCACTAACTAAAAGTTCTAAGATTTCTAAGTCAGTCATTTGTGTTCGTCCTTTCTTTTATGATTTCCAAGAGTTTTGCTCTGATTTCTTTAGCGTTCACGCCATGAGCTGCGTTGTGGCAACTCCGGCACAGCGTTGCAAGGTTGCATAATTCACTTTTGCCGCCCTGCGCCCGACTAACGATATGATGCACATCGGTCGGGCTATTTGAGCCACATAACACGCATTCGGGGTAACCGTTGGGGCTGTCCCTCTCGATAGCTTGAGGGCGTGTGATTTTGTACAGTTTGTTATCCTCTCGTTTCAGCTTGTTCAACTTGCTTACTCCAATCTTCTAAGAGTGATTTGATGTAGTCTGACGGATCAAGTGGGACGCCTAACTGTTGGCACTCATCAACCAAACACTCAATCAATCTCGACATCTCCGACACATTATACGATGATGAGCCGGCGTATAAATAAACTCGCTTAACGCCCTCTAGCCGCTCACAGTCATCGACTATAGCAAGCCAACCGATGCCGTTATGACGCCATTTGCGTATGACGCTATCAACTATATTTATTGGTATTCCGACTGCCTCGCCTTTTTGGCTATCGAGTATCGCTTTGCGATATACATCTTCTTTTGAGATATAGCCATTTTTAGATAGTTCAACCGCTATCTTTTGACATAACACCCAACAATAGGCGTTTGCGTTCAATGAGCGTCTTTTGCTTTTCCGCTTAATCTCGATAGTGTATTCTGTTTCACTGTCGATTTTGGCTATATCGTTGTCTTTCGGCGCCGGAATTACCAACTGCCAAGCGATTGATTTGAGTAGATTTACGCCTTTGGTTGTCCATTTCATGATTTATACCGAATGCTATTAATGAACGTCCGAGCCTTTTGCCAATGCTCTTTTGTCATTTCATTGGAATTAGATAAGCCGAGTTCGTTTTTCATAAATTCTTTTAACTCTTGTTCAGTAACGCCGCTCTGTTTAGCGTATGTTTTAGTTTGCTCCCACAAGCTCGGCTCTGTAGGCATTACTTGTTGCGTTTTTTTCTTTGGCTGCTCTTGCATCGGGTAATCAGCGTCTTTTACATCATCGATTAAGAACAGGCCATTAAGAGCATATTTACGGGCGTACGATGATGTAGCCCCTGTTAATTGGCTAGCGTCCATACCTTTTTTATCAGCTTGTTCCCGAGCGTATGCTGTAACTGATAGTGATGCTTTACCGTCTGAAACTGTGGCGGTGGCTGCGATATAATACCGTTCGCCGACTTGTTTAACATCATCTTCAATCGTCAACAAAAGCCCTTCGCGTTTTAATAGAGGTTTAACCCCTTCGAGGATATCCTCGGCACTGCGATAATAGAAGTTATTGAAGCCGTTGTATTGGTTTTTAGGAGCTTTCAATTCACTTTGTACTGCCCCTAATTTTTTAATTAATTCTTCCATATTAGCCTCCTATTTAAGCGATATACCAAAGTTTCGATGTTCTTCTAAGTGAGCTCCGTCAATAACCGCTCCGGCCTTGATAGCGTTCTTAATTGCTGTCTTATCGGGTGTAATAGCTATCTTCTTAAACTCATCCGGTACAGCGTTTAAATCGTCAATCTCAGTTACAACGCTTTTGCGATAGCCGGTTTTGAATAAGCCTGTTGCATATGGCTTATCGGTTACTTTTTCGATGTTTTCCTGTAGGTATGTTTTAAGGCGTTCCACGCGATCCGTTAACACCTTACGGCGTTTAGTTAATCGGTCCGCCTCTTTCTTAAACATTTCCGCTTCATTTTTCCAATTGAAGTACAGCCGGCAAATGTTATCAACTTTGCCCTCTAAGCTATCCTCAATCATTAATAGCGTATCTTCTAAAGCCGGCAAATCTTCTTGTGCCTCTTCGTCAAGTTCTGCATCTTCAATCATCTGCATGAGTGTTTTATAATTCTCTGACAAATCATATAGACTGTTCATTTTTCTGCTCCTATGCTATAATTTAAATATATACATTTTCTTTTGCCCTTTAACCGTGCCACCGGTTGAGGGCTTTTATTTTGCCTTAAACGCACCATGTCGGGTATCTTTTGCCCAATCATAGGCGTGTGCCTTTGGCGTTGCGTACGGCTCAAAATTCGGTGTTTCGTCGTATTGCTCGGGCTCCGGTCTTAAGCACACATACCAATATGCCACTAATACCGCCGCCATGAACGCCATACCAAGGGCAAAACTTTTGATTAGCAATCCTGTCATCATTTTTCTCGCCTCCTTTCTAAATTTCTTGAACAGTCCAATCGCCGTTTACAAATTTCAACAACGGGGCTCTAAATATTACATATTTGAACCGCTTGCCCTTGCCGGTCATATCAATGGCTCGTCCGAAAATATCAAACTTGCCACGTTGCAAGCCAATCCTTAAGGCTTGTTCGGTAATTCCTAAGATGTGAGCCCCTTCCTTGATTGTTACTTGTGTGTTCATGGTTTCACCTCCTACCACTCAACTATAAATAGCAACTCGCCGTCATTAGTGATTGCACGGCGGGCTCTAAATCCTGAACTAACAAGTACGCCGATTGCTTCATAAGCATCGTCAATCGTTATGCCTGCCCCTCGAATATGTAAAGTTGCCTCGGTTTCGTCGGTAGTTGCCGCTTCATGAATAACCTTAGACCAATAATCATATAAGTTATTGCCTTTAAATTTCAAAATTGCATTAGCTTTAGCTAAGTAATATTCACCCAGCCCGCCTGCTTCTATTCGCATTTTCTACCTCCTACTTTTAACTTGGCATAAACTACATACCGTAATCACACCGCACTGCCTATCAAATATCTGATAGCGTTTGCGATTCGTGATAAACGTTCAAACAATTAGTGTCGATACAACTTGGAGTCCTGTATCAGCAAAAGTTAGAGCCGCAAAAAATTTAGCTTTATCAAGCCTAGAGCTTTCTTCACTACCTGAAGATTAATTATTAGGCTCTACAGATTTTGATAACTTATAGAGGTCTGGAATTGTTGGAGCATCTTTTCTAACTAAAATCCATTCCTCTATATCTTTTTCATATATGGTTCTGTTATTTTTACGGAGCAAATATCTAGCCCATTTAGCTCGCTTATCTGTAAATTTATAACCATACACTTCTTTCAACGCAATTAATACTTTATCTAATCTATCCATCCTTTCACCTCCTTTTCGTTGATATTCCTAAAATCTTAGCAACATCCTCAACGCTATATGTTCTGCATTCCATGTCATCACCTCTTTTTGTTTTTACACATCCTAATTCATGTTATAATCACCTTGAAGGGAGGTGATTATAATGACAACTGGTGAGATTATTGCAAATCTCATATCTGTATTAAGTTTATTCATTGCATACTTAAGCTATCGAAACACAAGAAAAGCCATTACAGTTGATTTTGCTCCTAATTGCTATCTACTGAACCCAAAGAAGGATATCATCTCTTCTGAAGAACTAATTCATGATGTTAAGGCAACACGAGCACTATACACCACCATAAATATCGTTAATTCTAGTTGTGTTAATATGGCTTATATGGACTTAAGAGCGTTCGACCCCGTAAGTAATGCCAATCACTTTATTGCGACATATAGGACCCTTCCTTTTTTAAAAAATAAAAATATACTACTGTCTCCATTTGGTCCTAATGCATTAGACAATTTTGTAATTACACTCCCTGACAGAATATTTGCACCACTTCCAGCCGGTTCTTGTACTTCCATTGATGTTCTCATTTATATAAACGACAATGTTGATATTAGTAATGGTGTTATGGTCAGTATAAAAACAACGGAAACTACTTTATTGAAAAGAAGTCCTTGGTCAAATACTAATCGTAAAAAGTTTAGAGCATATAGCTATCTATATGATTTAAGTAAATCAGATACAGGTTCATTAGAACCGCCAATACAGCCAACAATAAAGCAATCTCAGGACTGATTAATATTTCTATAAATCGTTCCCATTTATTATTTTCCATTGATTTCACCTCCTCGCCTTTACTTGACACAATGCACAAACCTCGATAACTCCGTATTGCCTATCAAATATTTTGTAGGTTTTGCGGTTTGTTACCTCTGCCCCACATTGGTGGCAAACTATTCGCCCGCCTATCAACGCCTTAACCGGATTTAATTCCAGTTCGGGCTTTTTTTGTTTTTTCTTTTTCATTTCATCACCAAATTACATTTAAACTGCTTAAGATTATTTAGAACTTCCAAAAGAGTAAGTTCTAAATAAATTACTCTTTCCTCTAATAATCTAATACGTTTAAGAGTTGAAAGTTGCTCCAGTAACTCTAGCTCTTTTTTATTTGGTGGCATTTACCTCACCCCCTCTTCTCTTTAATCTTCCATGGATAATGAATCAATTTTTAATGCTTTACATATTTTTATTACATTACTTATTTTTGCATCGGCCCCATTCTCAATATCCAATATTGTTTTTCTACTTACACCAGCATTAATCGCCAATTGATACATTGATAATTTTTTCTTTTTTCTATTTTCTTTTACTACCTCAGCAAATTTAATAATAATTCCTCCTAACATAGCGTTTATTTGACTAAACGATATTACAAACGTTAAAATATACATGAGCCCTTGATTAGGCGTATGAAGGAGGTGGTTTCATGTTTTTGGGCCAGTTTTTGAATACGCCTTGTTCCTATCAATAAAAACATTAATAGTTTTACTGACTATCAATGTTTTTATTGGCTAATGCGGAAAGGCGTCTCGTAAGTTTTGGCTGTCCAAACAGCCCTAAGTGATGCGACTCATGAAGAAATAGTTGCTGATAACATCTATGCGTTTAAATTTAGTCGACGGAGGTCAAAAGTTTTGTCGAGAAGCTATACTTCGAAGCTCGGCACAAACTTGCTAAGTTTAAACGATGCAATGAGTTATAGGTAAAAAAGTTGGATAAAAAACTCTCGTATTATCAGTGCGAGAGTTTTTTATTTTATACCCCCCCTTAACTTCACCATTTTTCGACATCATATTCTCCTACATTTATTTGGTGGCATATAATCACCTCTTTAGTTTAGTATGCTTAACTTTCATTCTAAAAAATAAGCTGGTTCACATTCTAATGCTTGCCCTAATAATGACAATGTTTTGTTAGTTGTTACTCTTTGTGAGCCAGTTTCTAATTTAATAATTGTAATTCTTGATACTCCTGCTTTATTTGCTAACTCTTCTTGTGTATAGCCGCGCTTTATCCTCATTGCCTTTATCTTCTCACCAGTATTCATTTCTATCACCCCCTTACCAGTTTTGTTTAGTATGCTTAACTTTAATTGAAGTATATCATCTACCCCCTCAACATGTCAAGCATGCTTTACATTTTTGTTTTTAAAATGTATAATATACTTAACATAAGAAAGAGAGGTGCAATAATGCATATAGGAGAATTAATAAAAAAATATAGAATTGATAATAAATTGACTATGGAAGAAATGGGGAAACTTCTAGACGTAAGCAAAGCATATATATCAATGTTAGAAAAAAATAAAAATTCTCGCTCTGGAAAACCTATTGCGCCTTCAACCGCTATATTCAAATCTGTAGCAAATTTATATAATATCTCATTAGATGACCTTTTAAAACAACTAGATGATGAGCAACCAATCACTTTAGATGTTAATGTTATAGATAATGGCATTAATTTTTCAAAACGTGTAGGCGTTCAAATTCCTATTTTAGGCTCTGTTATCGCTGGTACCCCTATCAGTGCTATCGAAGATATACTAGGCTATGAAGAAATTACCCCTGAACTTGCTTCTACAGGTACATTTTTTTGCTTAAAAGTAAAAGGGAATAGTATGGAGCCTAGATTATTTGAAGATGATATTATCGTTGTTAAACAACAACCTGATATTGAAAGCGGTGACGTCGCTGTAGTACTCGTCAATGGTGATGAAGCAACAGTTAAACAAATAAAAAAAGCCGATAATGGCATTACCCTTATCGGTTATAATGTAGCGGTTTATCCCCCTACCTGTTACAGCAATGAAGACATTATTAATTTACCTGTTACTATTATTGGTAAAGTTATAGAGTTAAGGCGACCTTTTTAAAGGATATGTCTAGAGATTATATTGATTTTGTCGTCAATATAATTGAAAACTTAAAGAAGCGCAAAGGGAAATATATAGCATTTTTTCTAAAATGTTGGAGATAAATTTTTAACTCCTCTATTTTTGTAAAAATGTTGGAGATAAATTTTTAACTCCCCTATTTTCCCGAAAATGTTGGAGGTGCTCATGCAAAACAAACCTTTAAAAACAATCTTTCACATAGATGAAACCCTAGTTGATGAGATTTACAAAAGTAGATTTTATGCTCCTTATACTCAAAAACTAGGAATTTATACAAAAAAAGATTCTCGTGATAATACTTATGAAATGTTCACTTGTATTACCCCTGAAATGATGCTCCGTGAACAACGGATTAATGATTTAATATTAAAATTAGAACGCATTATACATCCAATTCCGCCTATAGCAATTAAGCAATTCTTTACTTCGTGTCTAAGAGATGAAATTAAAGCAACAAACGATATTGAAGGTGTCCATAGTTCAAGAAAAGAGATTGATTATGCATTAGAGCAACAACAACATCCAGAAGAAAAGAAAAATACACGCCTCTGGGGAATTGTTAATAAATACCAAAAACTCATTACTAATGAAAACATCTCTTTTAAAACATGTGAAGATTTAAGAATATTCTATGATGATTTTGCCTTAGATGAAGTTGTGAATGATGATCCTAAAAATATACCAGATGGAAAATATTTTCGAAAAGATAGTGTATCTGTAAATGATGGATTTAAAGATATCCACACAGGCTTATCTCCAGAAGATAAAATCATTTCTACCATGACTATTGCTTTAAACATATTAAATGATATTAATACGCCATTACTGACTAGGATAAGTATTTTCCATTATCTTTTTGGCTATATACACCCATTCTATGATGGTAATGGTCGTACATCCAGATTTATAACTTCTTATTATTTAGCCCATAATAAAAATCCACTGTTGGCAATTAGATTATCTGTAACAATTAAAAGAGCCAAACGCTTTTACTATAAATTATTTGAGGATGCCAACCAACCATTAAATAGAGGTGAATTAACCTACTTTATATTGGGCTTTTTGGCTATATTTGAAAAATCACTAACAGAAACTATAGAAATACTTGAAAAAAAAGCTAATGATTTTAATATTTATCAAAAAATACTCTTCTCAAGCGATTTGAAAAAACCAGATAAAAAAATATACAACGTACTACTACAAGCAGCTTTATTTTCTGATAATTTAGGTGCCACTGTAAAAGAAATTGCAGAAACTATTGATCAACATGAAAACACAGTTCAAAGAAATCTTCAACGAATGCAAGAAGAAACTAATTATGTACTCGTTCACCGTAACCAAAGGGCTTACAGATATGAGTTAAATTTAAACAATTTTTTAATTGCTCATCATGCTGATTTAGAAGATTTAAAAGAACTTGAAGAATTAATATCTAAACATAAATAAAAAATGTCCCCCACCCTGCGCCAACAGGATGAGGGAATAAGCTTATTATATCGCCTAGAAAGCAAAAAAAAAATAATAACTGAAATAGTTTGTTCAAATTATAGAAATAAGAAAAAGACCTTTGAGATATTGCAAAGGTATAGAAAATTTAGAAGGGCAAGTTCATGGATAATATAATTATATATAACACAGAAGATGGAGAAACTAATGTAAAACTATATGCCAATGATGGAACTGTATGGATGACACAAAAAAGTATGTCACAATTATTTGAATGTTCTACAGATAATATTTCGCTCCACCTTAAGAATATTTTTTCAGATAATGAACTAGACAAAAAAGCAGTTACCGAGAATTCCTCGGTAACTGCAGCTGACGGTAAAACCTATCAAGTAACACTCTACAATCTTAATGCCATTCTAGCAGTAGGTTTTCGAGTCCGCTCTAAAAGAGGTGTTCAATTCAGAAAATGGGCTAATACAACATTAAAAGAATACATGCAAAAAGGATTTGTTATTGATTCCGAACGCCTTAAAAATCCAGATGGTCGCCCTGATTACTTTGATGAGTTATTAGAGCAAATCAGAGATATTAGGGCAAGTGAAAAACGTTTTTACCAAAAATTAAAAGATTTATTTGCCTTATCGTCAGACTACGATAAAACAGATGTTGAAACCACAAAATTTTTCACTGAAACACAAAATAAGCTTATTTATGGTGTAACAGGAAAAACAGCTGCTGAACTTATCGTATCACGAGCGGATGCAAACAAACCCAATATGGCATTAACCTCTTGGAAAGGTAAAATTGTACGAAAACAAGATATTACTATCGCCAAAAATTACTTAACTCATAATGAGGTTGATTCCTTAAATAGATTAGTATCCATCTTTTTAGAAAGTGCCGAACTAAGGGTAAAGTTAAAAAAAGACCTGACTCTTACTTATTGGCGAAACAGTGTAGATAAACTGCTAGTAGATTATGATATACCTTTATTAAATACACTTGGTCAAGTATCACATGCCTCTATGGTCAAATTAGTAAATAATACCTATACCGACTTTGATGCACGAAGAAAAAAAGAAGATGCTAAGCTAGCTGATTTAGAAGATTTAAAAGAACTTGAAGAATTAATATCTAAACATAAATAAAAAATGTCCCCCACCCTGCGCCAACAGGATGAGGAATAATGCGACACTTAGGGCGTGCCACTCACCATATAATAATTATAACACGCTCTAAGTCTATTAACCATACCCAAAATTAGACAAGGAGCGTGATTTTTTTATGAGAAGAGCAAATGGAACAGGCTCAATCTACAAAATGAAACACAAGAATTTGAGAAAGCCCTATAGGGTGGTTATTACTACCGGCTTTACTGATGACGGTAAAGCGATCCGCAAAACAGTAGGTACATTTAAAACCGCTAGAGAAGCACAAGAATATTTGAGCAATTATAAAGGCAATCCGACAGAGATTACTAATCGAATAATTACCGTTGAGCAGTGTTGGCAGTGGATGCTTGACATCAAAACACGCAAAGGCGTGGGTTTAACACCATATAACACCGCCAAAAAGAAAATTGAACATTTATTTAAATTGCCTATGACTGATGTGCGACTGGCTGACTTACAGGCTGTTATTGATGCGTACGCCGATAAAAGCCGGTCGTTAATTGTACAAATTATGTGTGCATTTCACGGCTTATATGAAGCCGCCGACAAAAACGATGTGCCCGTTGCTAAAAACTATGCAAAATATATCATACTACCACCGGAACCGGAGAAAGCGGAGATACATAAGCCGTACACTATGCCAAAGATATTGGAATTATGGCAGTCTGATGATATAGTCGCCAAATGGCAACTCGTGTACATATATACAGGCATGCGCCCTAATGAATTAGTTAAAATGCGTCTTGAAGATGTGCATATTAAAGAACGTTACATGGTGGGCGGTTCTAAGACCGCCGCCGGCAAAAACAGAATTATCCCCATCGCTGAATGTATTGTCCCAATTATTACAGAGATGCACGCACAGGCTAAATTCAAAAGGCTTGATACGTTTATCCCACTCGACAAAAATGCCGATTTGATTAGAAAACGCATCAAAAAAGCATCTGGGCACTTACCACATGACGGACGGCACACATTCGCTACACTTGCCGATGAATATAAGTTAGATTCAAATATCACTAAACGAATCCTCGGGCACAGCTTGCGAAAAGACATCACGCAAAATGTATATATCCACAAAGATGCAAGTGCATTGATAGCAGCCGTCAACCTATTACCAAATTATTATGATATTAAAAAGGTTGTGCAAGAGTTGAGCAACAAGCAAGAAATTACCCCTATGAACGCCTAA